ATATTCCAGAGATTCTAAGTAAAGACCTTGGGCAAAAATCACGTGCCGAACGTCAAGCGTTTAACACGGTTATTCAAGGTTCGGCTGCAGACTTAATTAAACTAGCCATGGTTAGAGCACACTCATGCTTTATAAATGAGCCTACGGTTAACGTTATATTGACAGTTCATGATGAACTAGTAACAGTTACTCCCGACGCATTAGCCGAACAAGTTGGCGAAGCCATAAAAGAGTCCATGGAGGGAGTAAGATTGCCTGATATGGTGGTTCCGCTTATTGCGGATATGAAAATTGTGGAAAAGTGGGGTCAAGCAAAATGAAGTTCTTTAAGAAGAAGAAGCAGGCTTCTTTTGATATTGACGCTTTACACGCAGAGATAATGTTTAGAATCCGTGCTTTATTTTTAGACTCTGGCATGGAAGACCCTTGGGGTATGAGTGTTATGGCTGGAACGTCTTTCACCAGTAAAGAAGTTGCAGATATGGAAGAACTAGAAAGCAAACTTCGAGTTTCAAAAATCATTCACTTATTCCCTTTGCTTATTGCTCATGCAACTACCCTCTCAAAGGGAACAACAGAACTGCAAAGAACTAAAAATATTGAAATGCAAATGCCTGAAGAATTTTGGGATAAGTTAGAGGAAATTCATAAAGAAGTTGCTTTTTCTGCTATCTGTGGTTCACTGGCTCAATTAGTAGATTTACAATTAATTTCAGTTGGACCAAGGAGACCAAAATGAGTTCAGACTGGTGGGCAAAAAAACTACAAGGACAAGCACCTGCTGTTGGAAGACCTGACCCAACACCACCGATGCCTCCTTCGCAACAACCCATGACACGCTATGTTGCCCCTGTAATTCAACCCCCTGCTCCTTCTAAAGCACAAAGCGTGAATCAAACACAGCAATGTCCTGAATGCGGGTCAAACAATTACTTAGCGGTCAACGCAAATGTCGCACCCCGTTGCTACGATTGTGGTTATCCGATTTCTCAATCAGGAAGTCGTTACGGCTCTTTAACTGGAGCACAAGTAGAGGGAACAACAAAAATGGCAGCAGGTAATGAACTCGGTAACAATTGGAATCCCCAAGGGATTATAGGAAGAGTGGATTAATGAACGATGAAGCAAAGAAAATCGTTGCACAACTCAACAAGAAATTTGGCAACAACGTCGTGGTTTGTGCTTCTGACATTAGGGCTGACCTTATTCCTCGCATTACCAGTGGTTCTACTACATTGGATTACGTCCTTGGAGGAGGATTTCCAGGAAACCAGTGGAACGAATTAATTGGTGAATCTTCTCACGGTAAAACTGCTGTTGCTTTAAAATGTATTGCTGCTAATCAAAGACTAAATCCCGACTACACAACTGTGTGGGTTGCTGCAGAGCAATGGGTTCCCGAATACGCAGAAATGTGCGGGGTTGATGCAAGTCGCGTTATTGTTATTGAGACAAACATTATGGAAGAGGCGTATCAAGCAGTAATTGATTTTGCTGAATCCAAATCAGTAGATGCAATAGTTATTGATTCCCTCCCAGCACTATCTCCATTACCTGAAATGGAAAAAAACATGGACGAAATGACTGTCGGTAGAGGTGCTTTGCTAACAAACAAGTTTTTTAGAGTTGTTGGTTCTGCCATGAAAAGAAGTTTAGTTGAAGACGAAAGAGCCGTATTAGGTTTGATTATTAATCAATACCGTATGAAAATTGGCGTAATGCATGGTGACCCACGCACTACCCCTGGTGGAGAAGGTAAGAATTATGCTTTCTTTACTCGCTGTGAAGTTAGAAGAGATGAATGGATTGAGATTGGCCCTAGTGGAAATAAAATCCGTATTGGGCAAACTATCAAGGTTCGTAGTCTAAAGAATAAAACGGCACCTCCTCAACGAGTTGCTTACTTTGATTTTTACTTTGCTCCTGGCGGTGACTGCACTCCTGGCGAATATGACTTCGCTAAAGAAATTGCAGCCATGTCAGTAGTCCACGACATTGTAGAAAGAAAAGGTGGCTGGTACTACTACGGTGAGAGAAAATGGCAAGGAAACGAGTCCTTAATCGCCAGTATTAGAGAAGAAGTCGACCTAAAAGAAGAACTGTCTAAAAAGGTATTATCATTATGAGGTCTGAGGGACAAAAACAATCTCAAAAGCACGAAAAGCGTTTAGCCAAAAAAGTTGGTGGAACACGAACTGCTGCTTCTGGGGCATTCTGGTCAAGAAAGGGAGACGTTCGTTCTAAAGAACTTTTAATTGAGCATAAGTGGACTGGTAAAAAACAGGTCACTATCAAGTCCGAAGTTCTAAAGAAGATTACGAGAGAGGCAATACTAGATAGCCGAATACCCGTGCTCGGCTTACATTTAGATGGGGAGAACTACGTGGTTCTTCTTGAAGACGATTACTTGGAAATGAGAGAGACCGTTGAAAAGGAATCGTAAAGCATGGATGAACCGTCTTACACATGGCGGTATAAAGCAAAGTGTCGCGGAGAAGATACTGACACCTTTTACCCACCTCGTGATAAAGAAAAGTACACAATCATTGCAGATAGAGCAAAGACGTTTTGTTTTGGAGCCACAGGGAACAAGCCCTGTCCAGTTCGTTTAAATTGTCTGTGGGATGCTGTAGAAAGGGATGAGCCACATGGAATTTGGGGAGGCCTGTCTCATCGAGAAAGAAATGCTCTAATTCGCAAATGGAAAAAGAAGTACAAAAAAACTATGTCGTTAGAACAATACATTAAAGAACTAGAGGATTAAATGAACGCAGAGTTAAAGAGGTTTCTAGAGGCTAAGAAGACTAACCCTAGACTTGTAGGGGATGTTGAACGGCACTTGCTTTCTAGAGCACCCGAACCACGGTCTACTACCGTCTTACACCCTTCGGAGATGGTAAAAAAAGATTGGTGTTTACGAGCCTCTTACTTTGCATTAACTGGAGCGACTGTTAAAAAAGAAGCCCCAAACCTACGTTTGCAATCCATCTTTGATGAAGGCCATTTTATTCATCACAAATGGCAGACATGGTTTCGAGAAATGGGTGTATTGCACGGACAGTGGCACTGCATGGTTTGTAGCAAAGAGATGTTTGCTACCTCCCCAATTGTTTGTTTAAACTGTGGTGCTAAAAGTCTGTTCTTAACTTACAGTGAAGTCACTTTGGCTGACCCTGAAACAAGAATTCAAGGTCACACAGATGGCTGGATAAAAGGTATTGGCAACGATTGTTTAATTGAAATAAAATCAATTGGTGCAGGAACTCTACGCTTTGAAGCCCCTGACTTGTTAGCCAAGAACGAGGGAGATGTACAAAAAACGTGGCGGTCAATTAAGCGTCCGTTTAATACACATTTACTTCAAGGTCAAATTTACCTAGAACTTATGCGACGAATGCTACAGCCAGTAGACGAGATTGTTTTTCTTTACGAGTTAAAGGCTGACCAAGATTATATGGAATTTACTATAAAAGCCGACTTTGGCATGGTTGAGGAACTATTTGAAAAAGCAAAAATAGTCTGTGCTGCGGTTGAGGCTAAAGAACCTTTAGAGTGTAATATTGGTGGAAAGTTTGGTTGTAAGTCATGCCAACAATTTGGAGGAGAAAATGTCGCTTAAACTAGGGCAAGCAGCAAAACAAGCAGTCGAAGAATTATTAGACCAGGGGTTTATTATTTCACCAACACAATCTACTTACCCAGTCCCCCACCCAGACTTAACTATTTTAGACAGTGAAGAGTTAAGTAGATTATTTAGTCAGTTAACTGCTTGGACTAATTATGTTGCAACTCAATTAGCAGCAGCACAAATTGATGAACGTGCTGCAGAAAAATTGTTAGATACACAAACTGCAAAACGTATGATTTTACGGTCAAGTTCCACCGCTAAAACACCTGTCGCTGCTATGAAGGCTGACGTTGCAGGAAGTCCTGAGATTATAAAATTATCTGAGGAATTAGAAACACTGTATGCGTATAGGAAAATGATTGAGGTAATGTTCTTTAACTTAGAAAGAGACTCTGCTTTAATTTCTAGAGAACTAACTCGTAGAGCATCTGACTTTAGAGCCAACAGGCAGGACAAAGCCTCATGGTAGATGAAACAGTTTTATACGAGGCACAGCGTTTAATTACTAATGACCGTAATAAAGCCTACGACCACCCATTAGATAATTTTGCTCGTATTGCAAAGGGTTGGTCTGTAATTTTTAATAGCGAAGTAACTGAAGAACAAGTTGCTTTAGCAATGACGTGGGTAAAAATATGCCGAGAGGTTCATCAGCATAGTCGAGACAACATTGTTGATGGTGCTGGTTATTTAG